AAAAAAATAAAAACCAACAACTTTTTATTAATTTTTAATCTGAATCATGCGATAAGATTTATTTTACGAGGAAAAGCCGATGATTTGTGAAAATTGCCATCTAGAAAAAGATGGTAAAGACTTTACGATACCAAATATCTGTTACAAATGCTTGTATCAATCCAAAATAAAAGATAAATTCAAGAAAGTTAAAATGTGCAGGGTTTGCGAAAACCCCCTCCCAAAAGGCAAGCGAGTGTGTTGCTCGCCTAAATGCCAATACATAGATAAAATGCTCTATAACCATAAATACTGGGTGAACAAATGCAAATCCCCGACTCTCCTACAGAGCTGGAAAGGCTCGAAAAGGCAAACAGGATAAAGAACGGTCAAAGCAATTACGGCGACCGAGATACGGTAGGAAAAATCTACCGAGATGCTCAGATAAAACAAAAGACTGGTGAGACTGTAGAATGTGGGGACCTAACCAGGGAACTCGAAAGCTCTCTCGTCTGTGACCTAAATGATACGATACAATCTAAGCCTTACGGAGATAGAGAGTTTTATATCACAGTCCATGAGAAAAAAGACCTAGCTATGCCGAGGGCAATCTTGAGAAGGATGCTAACTACGAAGTATCGCCCTTTCCCTGAAGATGATACGATCGTTTTCTATGTGAATCCCAACACTTCAGACATTCGATTTTGCTGGTGTCTGCCTCATTGGGGTGAGATGGAGAACATGTTAGCTAACTCAAATCTATATGAGTCTGCCATGATCAACCAGATTAGAGACTATCGAAATGAGAATTACTGGAATTTTGGATTTAGAAAGGACGAAATGGGGAATTGGATTCCTAACGAGGCTGTTTTGGATCAGCCATTGAAAGAGCGTGTGTTTGAAAGTAAGGCAGAAAAGAAGTTTATTTACCCTGTAGGATGGAATATGAAATAGGGGCATTTTGCCCCTATTTATGCCTTGGAGTCATTAAAGACTGGGTCACCATGTCTTTTCTGAGCATATCATTACGATGATCCTCAGAGGCTCTTTGTGCGTAGGATTGATTCTTCATGGTGGGCTGATTAAGTTTCAGTTCACCTTTCTGGACGGAAACTTTGTTAGCCTTCATGAATAACGTCCTTTGTATTGTTGCTTACGAAGATCACCAGCGGCAGCGGATTCATGAGCATTTTTTCTGCCGATATAATCGGTAGTTTTGCTAAATCCACGTTCTGCGTAATCTTTTTCAGGTTTTTGATAATTTTCTACATGGGGAGCCATATTGCCTTCTTTATATCCCATTTTTGCCATTTTTTCGCTCATACCGAAACTCCTTGTTGTTGGTTGAGATTTTCCTTATTCGCGTTGTTTAACGTCTCTACGATATTCATACGCTCCTGAAGATGTTGAATATCCATTCCTTCAAGCTCTTTTATACCCTTGATAAGATTTAATAGCGAGTGCGTATCTTCTTGATCAGCACGTCTAAGCTTATCTTTAGCCACTGCGACATCTGTTTGAATCTTGGCTTGACGCTCTTCTGCAAGGCTCTCTTGTGCTTTTGCATAACCCAGTTTAGTCGCATTATCAACTTGCATTTGCTGCATTTGCATTTGGTGCACTTGTTCGGATTGTTTAGCTTGCGCTTCCTGGAAGTTTTTCATTCCTTCTTTAAGTTGATCTTTGTTTTGGATAAACATGCAATCGATGATTCTTTCTAGTATTGGAGGAGGAGGATTGGTTGCCATAATCTCACTGAGGTTTAATACCTGAGCCAGTTCCATTTGTTGCTGAGTTTCTGTTAGGTTGCCTTGGATGATCTTACAGCCGTATTTAAGGAATAGTTTAGAATCAAATTCATCTGTCGGATCTTCACCTGTAACCTGTCTAACTTTCCCATATGTCCAAAGCTTTTGAACCATCTCAACCATGATATCGCCAACTTGTCTTTGTGTTTCATCGAATTGATCAAACAACCTTGTCAAGGTGGTGATACCGGCAGAGTTTCTAAGCATGGAAATAATTCCTGCTTTATCGGAAATGTCAGTTCCAAGAAGAGTTTCATTTACACCTGTAATTCTACTCATCACATCTTGTAACATCGTTTCCATTTGCAGCATGGTAGGATCTGGAGGGATAATCTGCATTGGTTCAACGTCGGCTAACTGAAACTTAGGATCGACGACAAGTATCCTTCCATTACCTGTGTTAAGTGAATCGTCGGGAGTGACTAAAGCCCCCTTCTTCATCTTAATACCTTGCTGTTGACGCTCTAATATGTCTAGATCGGCAACCTTGCGACGGTTGAATAGGTATTGTGCATCTCTGAGATCTCTTGTGACTCCTCGAAATTTGTAAGCATAATAAGGAGTATCTGCCGTCATGTAGCCAAGCATGGGAACATAAGGATATCGATCAATTTTATAGGGATTAGCTTCGTCTATTAACGTTTTGTCATTTAGAACGATAGATCTTCGAACTGTTTGTTTAGGTCTCTTAACCACTTTAAGACGGTCTTTGAACATCTTTACAATGTCTTTTACGTTCTTTTCATCTCCGGTATATTCTTGGCATTCTTCCGTTTCTTTATCAATTAAATATATTGCTTCTCTAGATGAGAGATACCAATATTCGTCAAATGCGATTAGGTTAGGGAATTGAATCTGATAGACTTCAGGCATGTAATAGAACTTATCATCTCTGTAAGTTCCTCTTGGCAACGCGAGGATTTCATCTGAAAATTCAGGATATAAAAGGGCGGCTTCTTTTCGATCGAAAAATTGTCGCGTCCAGAAATAGCGGCAGTCACTCATATCATGCTTGCGAAAGAAGGGATCGAATAGGCACGACTTCATATCAATATATCGGCATTTAATATCACCCGATACTGGATCATCTGTTAAATCTTGATAGATTGAGACAAAGCCCAATCCTTGAATCAAAGCACCCTGTTCAAAGGCATCCGAATAGACTTGATAGGCTCCTGATTGGTTATGTATATGGAAGAGACATTTTGTCATCTGATCGGCTGTTTTTTGATTGCCATTTTTGATCGGAACGCATATAGTAGACTTTCGATTACGACGCTGATATCCTCCGATCATGTTGATTTGAGGTTGTATCAAGTTGAAATTAAACATCTTTCGGCGATATGTGGATACCCCCGGAAAGAGCATACCCCATAAGTCCTGGTCTCCCATCGTAAAACGCTGGTCAAGATCTGCCTGATACCACATGGTTTGTAGGATGTTTATGCAATCGTCGAAGTTTTTTTGTCTCTGTTGACGCATAGAAAGATCGTTTTCGTCATCAAAGAAAATAGGATCGTTGTTTTTCATAGCCTCTCGGGGTTTAAAATTAACCATGGAAAAGAAATTTGTTTTTAACAAGCATAAAGTATATTAAATTAGAGAAGAGGGGATGGCCGAGAGGTTAAAGGCGACTATGGTAGAGAAAGACTATCTAGTGTTCAAGCAGTGCACTGTCTTGGGCCGTAGGTTCGAATCCTACTCCCCTCGTTATTTATATAAAGTTAGGAGAAAAGGTTAATATGGATAAATTCGACATGGAAATGGACGATGAATCGAAAGTCAAGTCTTTCGCGGCTTATAAAGAAATTATGCAATGTTTGGATAAACATCAATTAGACGCAAAATTAAGTCTATGCACTTTATTAGGTTCTGTGATGATTATGGTTAAACAATGCTCATCGAATCCAAAAAAAACATACATAGAATGCAGCAAGATTTTTGAAAATGAAGCGGAGAGGAATGAATGATAATAGAGCCAGGAAAAACCTTACGTTTTAGTTATGATCCAGAAGAAGGCCCTAGAAAATGTATTTTTTGCAATGAAGAATTAGAATTTGGAACAGCTGGAAATCTTCATTTTCAGTGTGCGGTAAAACAGATAGCCAGAGATGCAGTTTTAAAGGTGTTGAAAGAAAAAGGATTGATCGAATGATGATGGAAGAAAAACCATGTGGGTATGAATTATTTCTAGACATGCCTAAAATTCAATGTGCAAATTGTCATTGTTGGATGATTTATATAGAATGGTTAGCTCCTTTATGTTTTGAATGCAGAATGAATGCTGAAGCAGAGATTGAGTGATGATGGAACATATCAAGAGATCAAGAGAAGATGTTATTTACTCTGGAGATTGGTCCAAATTAACAGGGTGGGAAAAAACACTTGGTATGATTGATTTTTCCGAAGGGGATTTTGATATAGACTGCTTCGGTTCATTTGAAGATTTCATTGTTTGGAATCATTTTAACAAAATTAATGAGAAAAAAATATAGCAAATGAACGACATCATAATAGCAAAGAGAGATCCGAACGATAAAGACAATCCCAATTGTCTGTTGTGGTGTAACTGGGATTACAACAGGTTTTTTATGCATAAGAAAAATGAAGATGGAAAATATGTATGGGAACACTTAAAAGAGATATTGGATGAACTTCACCCGTGAAATTGATTACTCTACGATTACTGTACCTATGCACAATCGCCAAGAGTTGATCGATCTAATGGGTAAGATGGGGTACAATTTCGTTCGTGAAAAGTGTGTGGATGAAGATAATATCTCGATAGTGTTTTATAAGATTATGTCGATAACGAAGGAAGAGAAATGACTTTTGAGATCATGATGGAAATAGTAGGCACAGTCATCTTTGTGTTGGTTATGGGAGTTTTTTTTCTTTCGTTGGGAATATACATCGCAAAGAAGTTTGATTTATGAAAATGATCGAATATCCTCCTTGCAAATATTGTGGTGCAAGCCATGGTATGGGAATTGAGAATATGAAAACTGGAGAGATTAAACCTTTAGATATTTGCAAAGAATGTTTATGGAAAGATTCGCACATAAACCCTGTGACTGACCAAATAATTATTCAGACTGAAGAAGAAATGCATAAAGAATTAGGAATTTTATTGGTAAAAACACTTAACAAGAATTACGGTAAAAATGTTTGATTTTTTTATTGTTGTTGGAGGATGTTTCGTAGGAAATTATTTGTTTTGGATTATCAAAGAAATGAGGGAATAATGAAATATAAACCATGTTGCGATAGAAGATGTTTAAAGCACGGCTGCACTACAAGAGAGCAAGGTGGATGCAGTTGCCTATGCGGATTGTTCGATCACCTACATAGCTTAAAACGCGTCCAGGAAGGATATATAATCAAGGTTGGTGTTGGAGAGATCTATTATCCTAATCTTGATATGGCTAGAGAAATGGCGGATAGACTGCCTGAGAAAGACAAGAGTGAAAATCAAAAATATCTTGAGAGCATCCCTACAAGAATGAAAGAAATAGAAGATCGGATTAAAGAGTATGAAAATCCAGTTTGCTAAAGATAAATGCTCGCTATGTGGTAAGGATAGGGTTTATTACAAATCCGTTCCCATGGCTTGTGAATGCCAATATAAGAATCAGAGAATTACAAATGACCAATGGGTCACAAATGTGTTGAAGAAAGACTATGAAAACAAAAGGAAGTTTTATAAATGAATGTGAATAGATTACCCCCTGCAAGCGCATCGATTACTATACCGAAAGGCGACATGAAAAAGAAAGACTGGGAACTTGCCGAAGAGGCGAGAAAGATAAATAGTTTCAATAAAAAGATGAATGCGTTTACCGTTGACGAAAGACTAGAAGTTGATCAAAATGGTAAGCACTATGTGAACCTAACCCTAAAACAAAGGAAATAATCATGAATGGACTACCAAGACCGGATTTTAATAATACTAGCCCACAAGTAAATGATCGGTTTAACACCCCTTCACCATTGAAGCCAATCAAGATTGGGCCAACTCAAAACCCACAAGTTAATCGTGTGAGAAACTTTGAGGCGATGATTACAGACGCAGAAGCTCAACATAGAGATAATGTGTATTACATGACTATCACAGCCAAGAAACTTAAAGAATTGGATCTGAATAAATAAATCGGCCAATTGGCCAAAGGAAAATAAAGATGGAAGATAAAGTAGGTAAGCTGGAAAGCATGGAAGCAAAGATTGAATACTTGACTTCAATGAAATGCGTCCATTCACAAGAGTTGCAAATAATCAAAACCAATCAGGATGTTTTCAACGACAAGTTAGAAACCTTGAGATTGGGATTTAACAAGATTGGCGCGCTCGTTAACGATTGCTATACAGGATTACTTGAGCTAAAACAAACATTAGATAATGCTATTGAATCCTTGGAAGAAGAATGCGAAGATGGTGAATGCGAGGAAGAGGATTGCCCAGCTTGCAAAGAAGAATCTAAGGAATGGGAAAAAGAGACTCTTGATAGACTTGCTCAGAAAGCTAGAGAGTTTAAAGATCTATTGAATTCCATGGCAAAGAAGAAATGACACAATAATGAGTCAAGATGAAGTTGACTAAATATTGTGTCAAAAAGGGGGTTGCGCTTATTACGCGCACCCCATGCTCCTTGTACTCGTGGCACATGAGCTATTCAGCAACTTTATATCCTAGAACTTCTTTAGCTACGGTATTTGTTTTATTACTGCCCTGTGCTATTTCTCTCTCCTGAATTTCCTTAAGTGTAGCCGAATGTGCGCTCACCCTTTGAGCTCTTGTTCGTCTAGAACGAATAGGAAAACAGCACCCATTGCATGAGTTATTAAATTCAACATCGATATTTGCGGTTAATGGAGCGGGTGAAGACATAGAGCCTCCTTTGTAAACCTGTATTTTAATTCGTCTCTGTAGAAGTGCCCTTTTTGGGGGGTTCTACATCTACACATTACCATCCCCCCAGAATTTACGCAAGGCTTTCGCGTCAGACTCTAACGATGAATTAGGATTACTATCGAGCAGTCTTATTCCTTGAGCCATATAGCGAAGAGCATCCGCATAATGAGAACTCCAGTCATGAAATGGATTTTGCTTGTAAACTTTCTTTTTATCATCCCATTCGCGATGGTAATTCTCTATAGACTTAATAAATCCTAAACAAGAATCATTAATATATAATCTATTAATCATGAGCGCTTTGACACTCTCAATTCCGTCAGCGATGAGCGCTTTTTTAACGGTCGTAACTTGGATCCCCAGATCCTCAAGAAGTTCTCTTCTCGTGCAACCAGTGCTAAGACCATCAACCTGCTCAACATCATGCGGAAAAAGGTGTCCTCCGTACCTGAAAGATTTTCTGTCCAACAAATCCTTGTAAAAGACGAGGGTTTTGTTGTTATGTTCCTCAACGTCAATAATCCGTATGTCCGTCCCATCAAACTGAAAGAATATAATAGCTGTGGAGTCGTCCCAACCCAAGTCCCAGGCAGTATAAACCAATTTGTAAGAGTCATATTTAAATTTACCTATCCTTTCTTTTTCTCTCATTTCAAGCATTAACTGAGCGTAATAGGAACCCTCGACACCTCGATCGAATGAGCAATAAAATTCTTGTTGAATGAGCTCTTCACTCATACCAGATTTACGTTCTTGGTCTATGTCTTCGGATGTTAATATTTTAGTATCGTTAATCGTTAATCGTTCGTAGAACCATCCTGGGGTTGTTTTAGCTGTCAAACAAATCTCATGAAAATGATTTCTTCCCCTAGGTGTTGATATGAAGATAGCAATTCCCTCATTTGCTCTTAAGATTGGTCTAATATAATCCCATGCAGCAGGGTCTTGTAAGGCATATTCGCTAAAAACCACTATCTTGGGATTAGTTCCCATTAAGCTATCGATGTTCTCAGAACCTATCACTTGGAACAAAGAACTGTTAATAAGACGTATCTTCATCTCTTGATTATTCTTTTGAGCTATGATCTCAGCAGGGAAATGATCGATAATCCTGAAACCATCATTGGTCATTGAATCCCAAATAACCTTTTTTCCTTGTGAATATGTTGGCATGACGTAGAAGCAAACGAGTTTGTTCCTCATTAGTTCTTTGATGCACCAGTTTAATATAGTTAGATCCTTTCCTGACCTTCTAGCCCAACAAAGTACAACTCTTTTAATTCCAGAATCTAAAGCATCATAAACCTTCATTTGATAAGGTCGCGGACTAAAATTGAAAGGCAGTGTTATTTCTTCCGTCGATTCCAGATATCCTCCTTCCATAATCTTGTCATAGTCTTTCTACTATTCTCAGAAACCGTAATCCAATGGCAATTATTAGGCTCATAATCCCCATCATTGTCTATTCTGTCAATAGACAATCCTTTAACCCATCCATTTGAAATAGCCCAATCCATGAATGATTCAAGAGAATCTTTCCATTCATCACAAACTTTTATCCCTCTTTCACCATAATTCTTGTAGAATGGATTATTTTCATTATAGCAACGATGAATCATCGATTTTCGAATGGATCTTAGTGGATGATTTGCAAATCCATGTTTGAATTTTAATTTGTTACCTTTTAGTCTTAATGCATTGACTTCCAAACAATAACAACCGCAACTTAGGCTTCTCCCCCCTCTTAAATCAGAGGAATCTATAATACGTATATTTCCGCATTCACAAGAACATTCCCACATAGCTTCACGGAATTTATTATTAGGTGCGCGAGATAAGACTTTCCATCTTCCGAAAGTTTTTCCTGTAAGATCAATTGCGAGCATGATATACCTTTTAGGCATACCATATCATCTATGGCAATTCCTGTACAGTCTTTTTACCGGAATAGTCGATGATATTTATGTTGATAGGCTTGTTGGATTCAACAGCTTCGATCTTGTGTTTCACTGCACCAGCGTGCTCTATGTCTTCTCTCTCATCTATTTTTAGAAAACCATCATAATGAGATTGATATCTATTATAACCAGCTTGATGCAAACTATTACTATGTAACATTACCTCTCTTCTAGAGGCTAATCTATTACGTGCAATATTTAAAGTAGCACGAAAGTCTTCTTCCTCTCTAGCAAAATCCATCACTGTAGAAGTGGGGATATCATATTCATCACTGAATTGAGCTAAAATAAGAGAAGTGGGTTTTCTAGCCCACAGATCCAATTGCTCACGAATATAATCACGATCATAAGTGCGAGGTCTTCCCTTGCCATGTCCTACCGCATATTGATTACCTTCAGGAGCTGCCATTAAAATTCCATATTGATTCGTATTTTAACATCTGTCGGGCTACCTTTAAATCCACTCAATGCCTCCCCGACGCAAGCTTTAAGTGTTTCATCATCTACACTAACAGAGTAAACCTCGTAAAGCAAGAATTTTGATTTCAGCGTCTTCTCATCATCCTTAAGAGTTACCGTCACTTCACTCACTTGAGAGTTCTTTTTCTCTAGCATTTCAAATTGTTCTGTCATATAATATAGTCATCCTAGTAAATTTGTTTTCCTGTTTGCAGCTATCTTTGAATGGATAGGGCAAACGGGTTTTTTATTCAAACGGGTCATCCTTAAATATAAAATAGAATATCACCATGATAATGGTGACTCCTACCGTAAATATTAATGCCGAGATCATTAAAACACCTTAAGAACAGCTAAAGATACCGAATGATTCTTGGCATGAGATTGCCCACAGAAATATTTATACTGCATCTGTGCCATGTAATCAGGAGACAAAGCATAATTAGCGCCTACGATTGCTTGATAAGCAAACCGATCATCTCTTAACTTAACTTGCTCAGAATCATGATCATATTGGATTTTTCTATGTTCTGTGTTCTGACAATATCCAACTCCAAAGCCTACATGTGGAACTAGGGATTTTACGCTCAAGGCAGGAAACTCATAAATAGCATTAACCATATAGGACCAGCTATGGAAGTTTCTATGTTCCTTAGATTGTAAGTTATCTCCCCCTTCAAAATTGTATTTATTCTTAAAGGCATTCTTCGAATAAGCAACTGCAAATTCAGAATGAAGATTAGGAGCTATTTCATGGCCATATTTAGCGCCTGCGCGATATCCCACTTTTAGTCCTGAATGAGATCCATTTGTAATCTCTAGGCTTGTTGGTCCAAATTCCACACCTGCATATTGAGAAGCTGATAGCGTTCCCATAGACAGCAATGTAAGCAAAGCCAGTTTGAATATTTTCATTTTAGCACCCCTTATTTTTCATTTTTTTCATCTTAGCAT